TTGTAATGAGCAAGAAGCGTGGTATCAGCACAGACCTTGAGAAGGCCATCGCAGATATGCTGCGTGTGACGATCTCTGACCCTGAAGCCAGTCTTGATGCTAAGATGAAGGTTATCGACCGTGCGCTGAAGTTGGAAGCCCTGCGCCTGAAAGACGAGGGTTCTGACTGGGGTACGGGTTTTATGAACGATGACGATGAGTAATCTATATGGAAGCCATTCAATTGATCAAACTAGCCTTGACCGTGGTGACGGACAGGCTTATTACCGTCCTGGCCCTGCTGACCTCGTGTGGTCTAGGATGCTGGACAATGTGGGGGCCAACGTGGGAGCGAGTGGCAACACTGGGCATCTATGTGGTCTTTTGTTACCTTACGATTTGTGCCAAGGAGTACAAAAATGAAGAATCGACCCCAGCAACGGGACCATGACCTAAACCAGCAAATTGCCAAGTCCACTCGGCCACAACTGCCGAGAGACGGAAGTAAAGGCATGATGAGGTGGGAGCCAGGACAACTGCCTGTAGGTGGATTCCGGGCCATCATTCCTTTCTGTGGTGACGGGTACTACGACACCAAGCAAAGCCCCACCAGCGGCGGCGGAAAGAGGATCTACTGATGGCTATCAACGGTGCTTTCCAACCTATGGGCAAGACGTTTGCCCTGGCTGCTACGTCAACCAATCAGAGTGCGAACGTATTCGCTGACAGCCCTTCTAATCAGTATCTGTTTGTCAGCCATGAAGTTGTTGCCAGTGGTCAGCCGGTCTACGTCAGGATCTCTGCAACCAGCGGGAACAATGCTGCTGTAGCCAACGCTGCTTCTAGCAACTATGGTGTGCCTATCAGGCCATCTTCGGCTACGGTTCTGACTGGTCCTCCGTGTTCTGCCAATTCAAACGTTTACATCACATTCATCACCGCTACCGGCACGGCTAACGTGTACGTCACTCCGGGTGAAGGTATCGCCTAATGTTTGAACTCTTGTCTGGTGGGATCTTTGGTTCCTTGCTAGGCGGTCTATTCCGTCTGGCGCCAGAGGTTTTGAAATTCCTAGACAAGAAGAACGAGCGCGGTCATGAACTAGAGATGTTCAACCGCCAGTGTGAGCTGGAGGCGCAGAGAGGCCAGCAGAAGATGGCTGAGATCGGCGCACAGCACGAGGCTACGGTTGATGCAGGAGTTATGGATGCGTTTAACAACGCTATCAATCAGCAGACCGAGATGGTCAAGGTTGCTGGCGGATTTGCTGCTTCTCTGTCTGCTAGTGTGCGCCCTGTTGTCACTTACTGGATCTTATTTGTTTGGTCCTGCGTACACCTCTGGATGGGCTATTCTTCATGGCGTACCGGGATGGAGCCTACAGAGGTCTTCAAATTGATGATGAGTGCAGACTTCTCTGCTCTGGTGTCTGGCACGTTGAACTACTGGTTCCTCGACAGGACCTTGGCAAAGCGTGGAATTTGATTTATCTATAGCGGTATCGTTATGCCAGCGTTTCGAAGGTTTCCGAGGGTCGCCGTACCTTTGTCCTGCCTCGATACCAACAATTGGTTTCGGGTCGACCCGTTACAGCAACGGCAAACGAGTGACTCTGGAAGACCCGCCAATGACGCTAGATCAAGCACAGGCGCTATTGGACTACGAACTAAGGCACACCTATTTACTGGGAGCCTTGCGCCACTGTCCTGGACTAATAACGGACACAAGAAGACTTAACGCCATAGTCGACTTCTGCTACAACTTGGGTGTAGGCAAGCTCCAGACTTCTACACTTAAAAAGAAGATCAACGAGCAGAACTGGGATGAAGCCAAGGTAGAACTGCTTAAGTGGTGCAAGGGTGGCGGTAAGGTCTTGCCAGGACTTCTTAAGCGTAGACAAGCGGAAGCCGATCTTCTGTAATAATTCTATGTTACATGACAGGTTCCGTAATATGGAACTATGTTATGTCTAAGAAACCAGAAGTTTCGGATGAAGAGTTCATAGCTTTATGGGAGCAGCACAACAGCCCCCTGAAAATCGCCCAAATAATTGGCATCTCTGAGCGACACGCTCACACACGAAGACGGAAGATAGAAGCAAGACTAAAGGTAGAACTAAGTATTGGTGGCATCAAACACCATGTAGAGAAAGCAAGACACAAAGCAGGTCTGACAGACGGAATAGCACTAGTTTTCTCAGACGCTCACTTCTGGCCGGGAATACGGTCAACTGCTTTCAAGGGCCTCTTATGGGCCATAAGCACCCTTAAACCGCACGTTGTTGTCGCCAATGGTGACATCTTTGATGGTGCTTCTATATCTCGGTTTCCACGCATAGGCTGGACGCATAGGCCAAACGTCAAGCAAGAATTAGACGCCTGCCAAGAAGCCATGAAAGAGATCGAGGAGGCTTGTCACAAGGCAAGACACCATACTCAGTTGGTATGGCCTCTGGGGAACCACGATAGCCGTTTTGAGACACGCTTGGCTCAGGCTGCCCCAGAGTTTGAGAACGTGCAGGGTACAGCTCTCAAGGATCACTTTCCAAAATGGAATCCGTGTTGGACTTGTTGGCTGTCGGACGAGGTTGTTATTAAGCATAGGTACAAAAGTGGGATTCATGCAACACACAACAATACCGTTGGATCAGGGACGAGCATCGTAACTGGTCACCTACATTCCTTGAAGGTCACGCCCTTCGGCGATTACAGGGGAACCAGGTGGGGGGTAGATACCGGGACGCTTGCAGAAATTGACGGACCACAATTCTTGGACTACTTGGAAGACAGTCCGGTCAACTGGCGGTCTGGTTTTGCCGTCCTGACCATGAAAGACAACAAGTTGTTGTGGCCTGAGTTGGTGAGCAAGCACGATGAGGGTATCATTGACTTTCGAGGGTCGCTCATTGATGTGAGTAACTTATGAGAAAGTTTCCGAATTTAAGTGTTGGCAGGGGTGAGAAGCTGCCTGCCAGCAGAGGAGCTGGACTGACTGCCAAGGGTAGAGCCAAGGCTCGTGCTGCGGGATCTAACCTGCAAGCACCCACCAAGTCAGGACCACGCCACAAGAGTTTCTGTGCCCGTTCAAGAGGGTGGACGGGGGAGCGCGGGAAAGCAGCCAGGAGAAGATGGGGATGTCGTTAGCAACTATTCATCGTCAGAAAACAGGTAAAGTTTCTGACAAGTGGTCATCATATCTAGATTTTTATGACGACAAATTTTTCTACTTACAAGACAGTAAGGTCAGAATTTTAGAGATCGGAGTCCAGAACGGCGGGTCACTAGAGACCTGGGCAAAGTACTTTTGGAATGCCAAAGAGATCATCGGGATTGATATTGATCCCAAGTGTGCAGATCTCAACTTTGACGATGATCGTATTCAAGTAGTGACAGGTGACTCCAAGACCGTTGACTTGGATGGAACCTTCGACATCATCATTGACGATGGCTCTCACCATTCAGACGACATCATAGAGAACTGGAACGTCTGGTGGCCCAAACTCAACAACGGCGGTTTGTACGTTGTGGAGGACTTCCACACTATGTGGATGCCTGGGTATGGGAATAACGCTATACGCTTCTTCTCGGGCTTTGTAGCGGCTGTCAACGCCCAGACTAAGATCAACCATCAAGTCAGGCGACTAGAGTTCACGAACTCGATAGTGTTGATGGAAAAAGGTGAGTCTGTTCTTGGTGATCGTCTGATCACTGGGGATGTGGCTTATGTCAACCCAGACGTTATAGGTATCAGAGATGGTCAAGAAAGGTCTGTACTACAACATCAACAGGCGTAGGAAACTTGGACTGGCGAAGAAAAGGCCGGGGCAGAAGGGGTATCCCACTGCCTCAGCCTTCCGTAGATCTGCGAGAACGGCTAAAAAATAAGGATTAGACCGTTTGTTCGTCGACCTCTTCTTCTTCTTCCTCTTCCTCTTCTTCGTCCTCTTCGTCGTCATCTTCCTCATGCACTTGGAAAAGGGCGTCCATAGTGGAGGAGAAGAGGCTGCCCAAGGTGAACTCGTTGATGTTCGAAGCCTTGGCGACAAGGAACGCAACCGAGAAAAGTGAGTTCAGCGCATCAACTGGCTCTGAACCACCGATTGCGTCAAGGATCTGATCTTTCATAGCAAACTCCGTTAAGGTGCGGGGATTAGGGAACCTTCGAAAAGGTAGCTGCCGTAGTGCCCAAGTCGTACCCAGGGTGCGGCATAGATGTTATACCCCTGCTTTCTTGCAATTGTGCAAAATGCAAAGTCTTCTGAAAGAAGCCTTGAGTTCTCTACCATGACAGGAAAGAACTCGTGCATAAGGTCAGGCTTGAACGTGCCTGCCGTGTCCAGCACATCATTGTGATAAGTGGCTACGAAAGGCTTCAGACCCACGAATACATCACGCTTGATAAGCATGAAGCCAGTACCACCGTTGACGATCTCCAGAGGCTCACTCTGGGGAACAATCACTTCCCCTTCCTGGCCCACTAGGTTAACCACCATCGCACCCGTGTGGTTCTTGAGCTGGTCTACAGGAACGCCAGCAGCGGCTGATAGTGCTACCTGCTGCCAGTTGATCTCCTTCTTGGGGTAGAGACCACAGATGATGTCCTTGTCTGCTGCGACCATCGACAGGATGTCATTCCCATCAAACCGGATGTCAGCATCAATGAACATCAGGTGAGTGCAATCTGTCTTCAAGAACTGGTGTGCTAGACCGTTCCGCGCTCGTTGGATCAGACTCTCGTTGAACATGAAAGAGCAGGACAGTTCAACCTCTGCCTGCTTGGCAGTTGCCACCAGAGTAAGCATTGATTGCAGGAAGTATCCTGTGCACATCCCACCATACATAGGTGTGGCAATAAATAAACTAGTCACGATATATCCTCAATCCTCATTACATATTTACCAGCGGAGTTCTTCCGCCACCCGTGTACTTCTATCCTGATCCCTGCTTCCCTGACAGGCCCTACTGTCTCAGATGCAGTGATCTTCTTAATCCGGTCTGACACTCCAGATGCAGTGACCTGGACTGCCAGAACCTCGCTCTTACGAATAGCCAGGATGTCGCACCAACCCCAGAGATCTTGCCGTATCCGAGCGTGAGGGTTCCACTTCTCGACTATCGCACAGAGATAACCTTGCTCACGCAGGTACTCTAAAGACCTCTGGGTAGGAGTCATCAGAAAGGAACATCCGAATCATCATCGACATTCTTCTTGAATGTCCCGCCATAAGGTTTGTACTGAGTCTGTACTTCCTTGGGAGCATTATCTGCAAGCTCTTTGTCTTTGAAGTAGGTATTTTCTTTAATGGTGAAGTACTCCTTTCCATTCTTTGCCATACTCTTCCAGATAGATAGTTTGAGGGTTTGACCCTCTGTATATGATCTGGTGAGAACTAAATCACCATCCCAATCAGGAGCATTAGGATTCTTCTTTTGGCTGGGATCTTTCGAGAAAAGAGTTGCCTTGCCGGGGGTCACTGGATATTCGCTTTTGCCGTAACTCATTAAAACCTCTGATGTTGATCTGACCTATACGATGGAACCCACTCACAGATCCTCTGATGTCTCCGGGTCTGACGGTTCCCTTATTGCGTTTGGGAGGTCCGATCCCTCCCCGATAAGTGCACCCTTCAACTGGATCTTGGCGAGAGCAGGCAGTGCTTCTATCTGCTTGCTGTTAGCAGTCAAGAGAGAAGTGATCTTCTGCTTCTTCTCTTCCGGGGTGAACTTGGTCGAATTGGTTATCTTCGCAACCATAGACCTAATGCCTTCCAGGTACTCGGAGAAATCCGGGTAGCCTTTGTAGACACTACCGTCTGAGAGAAAGAGCGAAAAGGGATGGTCTACCACATCCTCCTCAACAGGGTCTAGAACGTCCACCCTGCCCATATCTCGGCTCTGTGGAGGGTTAGGTATGTCCTGCACCTCTTCAGGCGTATAGACGCCCAGCACAACGCCTGGGAAGACGGTACGGATACCCTCTGATACCACACGAGCACGCAGCATCGCACGAGGATAGTTCTTCCAGTTGTCTTTGCCAGTCAGACCGGCTTGCTTGGCTTGTTCGAACGTCCAGGTGATCGTCGCAGATCCACCGGAAGGATGGGAGAAGGTAGCGGTCACTTCCTTATCGGTCAGAGTCTTCCACTCGACCTTGCCGCCCTGCTGCTGAAACCTTGCCATCATGGTTTCCGCTTTCAAGGTTGGTCGACCTTGGATGATGTGATAGTCACGCGCTGCGAGAGCAGGGTGATAGCCCTCAGCCTGGGCGATCAACATCAGAGCAGTTGCCTGCTCGACTGTCTTCATCCCAAATAGTTGTGATTTAACGACAGCATTAGCCATCGTCTGGATTTGATCAACGGTTATTAACTGGCTCATGTTCAAGTCCCTCTAACATAAGATTGGCATATTCTGAAGCTGAGTCCCTGATCATCTGTTTAGACTGATGATGGTAGGGGTTCTCCCGTTTGATGATAAATGCGGCCATCGCAAGAGCACGATAGAGATGCCACACATCATCGTCATTGACTGACTCTTCATTCATTTGATAAGGAACCTTCGTGATCCGGGAACTTCCCGGACAAACTGATCATACATTTGAGGATAGGCTTCCCTGAAAGCAGTGGCATCAAACTTCTTGCTACCCTTCGCTGACTTCCAAGTTGCCAGAACACTACCATCAACAGCAGACAGAACGTCCCTGCTTTCCATGAACGACATGATCCTAGTCTTTAGCTCATCCTCATAGTCCTCAAGCTCCTTGCGCTGCTTGGAGGCGATAGACAACTGGGCGCAGTACATTTCAACACTTGCATTTGCTACTGCGGAAAGACTCTCAGAGACCTGCCAAGACATCTTGCATTGTTCGACAGTTTCAGGATCTGGCTGGGTCTCACTGGCAACGTAGCCCCACCACTTGGCGCACCACTTAACGTGATCCAACATCATGTCAGGAGTGACATCTAACGGAATCACTTGCAACTCCTGGCCTCCCAGCAGCACTGCCAAGTAGACCTTGCTGATGCCGTGCACTGTAGCCTCATGGATACACTGAATGCGATCAGCGTCAGGCATGATCCCAGATTCATCAAACTTCTTGCGTTGACTGCCGTTGTAGTTCTTAGCCTCGACGAGGAAAGATCCATCAGCAGAGATGAAGTCAAAATGAGAACGTAGCCAATTTTCCCGAGGATGTGACATTGCATAGTCAGCGTCCTTCAGCTCAACCTTCAGACGCTCCTGTACCAGTCGACCAATGACGGGTTGCATCACATGACCCATCCGGACATTCTCTTTGTCGGAGATGTCTTCAGGGA